TGTAATATTTGGGTTTTTTACTTCTTGCATCGCACGTAGTAAAACATTTAAACCTCTCCATGGTGTACAGTGGTGTATAAGTTTTATAGGATCCCCCTTCTTATAAATTTTTCTTATAGGAAAATTATCTATACCGTTTTTAATAACAATACATCTTTCTGTTGGTATATTAAAAAAGTATCTAAACTTTTCATAGTTCCAATGACTATTAAATACATACCAATCATAATCTTTATGTTTAGATTTATCTCTAAAAAAAGGTTGTAAATTATTTTGATCCCAAGAATTTTTTTGCCAAAGTATATTTATTTTATTTGGGTCTATTGGAACTTTACCAGGTATAGATGTGCAAATTTGAAATTGATTTAACAATTCTTTTGAAACATGCTTTTCAAGCATTTCATGTTGTAGCTCAGTGGCTCCACGAGGTTGCATTATTTTTTAGTTAAGGCTCCCATTTCACCAATTCTTGTAACTTTAATTTCAAGGTCTTGCCTAAAATCATCCATAGTAGTATCAGTATTGGGATCAGCAACATCAGCATCAAAATCAACTTTACTAGCATATACTTTTCCCGTTCTTTTATGTTTTATAATTTCAGTTGCTACAGCAGGAATTTTAGGTAAATCACTCATACGAATATAATATCTTTTTTATACAATAAATCAAGTAAAGTTAATATTAAGATTAATTCTCAAATTAGTATCTGTTTGTGCTACACTACAATGTTTTCTGTTTCCATCAAAAATAATCATTTGATTTTCTATAGATTTTACTTCATCTTTAGAGTCTTCAAAATAAGTAAAACCATTACAAGTGTTAAATGAAAAAAGAGCTACTGAGTGAGGTATTAAAAAGTCAGTGTGTAGTTTTGAGTATATTAATTTATTTTTTTTTGTATAACAATTTAATTTTGCTCTTATTAAAAAATTTAAATTTAATCTTCCTAGTAAAGGCATTACAACAAGATTAAAATAATCACTTTGTTGTTTATTGTCATCGTAAAATCCGTGAGTGAACATAAAATCATTTTGTTCAGTTTCTTTTTCATTTCCTACAATTTTATTATTATAATAAAAAGGCATATCACTTGAAAAAACAATTTTTTGTAATTGTAAGAATTTATTTTTTTCTAAAAAATTTGGTATTATTCGCATCTACCTTGTCGATGATATTTTTTATAATCTCTTTTTTCATTTTTATTTAATCTTTTTTTATGACGACCTGGACGTTTTCTAGGTTTTGGTCTTTCTACAAAATCTTTAAATTTTCTAGCCATTACTCTAATGTGTTTCCAAATAACATTGTATAACTAATACGTCTATTAAAAATTTCATTTTTAGTTTTTACACCATCTGTTCTATGAAATAAAGCTCCATTAAAAAAAATAGCTCTGTTGTATCTATAGTTTATTCTAAATATTTCAGCTTTTTCTTCTTGCAAAAATTTATCAATACACCCATTTTTATTACCATTCCACTGTTCTCTGGACCAATTTTTAGGAGGTTTTTTGTTGCAGATTAATAAACCATTTTTAGAATAATCTTCTATTGATTCTTCTGGAGTAAGCCAAATATTAACATTGATATTTGAAGGATCTGCATGAAACTGAACCCCATCTGAAGAATTATTATATATAAATGACCAAGCCCTTTGAAAATTATTTAATTTAAATTTTGTTGATATTTCTTTTTCTAAAATATCTGTTAAGGAATCTTTACCAGGCATGTAATTTATTGCTTGATAGTCTTTGTAATAGTCATCAAATTTATTAGTAAATTCCATTCTTAACCTTAAATAACCTATCACATGTTCATTTAATAAATTATCTACTATAAAAATTTTATCAGATAAAGGTTTAATAATTAATTTATCGTTTAAGCAATTAGCCATTTTCCTGTGATCGGTCTATAAGAGCATAACTTACAACACCTGTAATTTCATTCGCTGTTCCTGCTTGCATTGACAAAACATCACTTGCTTCCATTGCCAAAGTTTCTTCTACCATATTAGCTTGAGCTTTATTAAGTTCTTTGTAAGCTATCTTTACAGCTGAGCCACCAGACTTTGTTAACAAGGCGTGGGTATCAACATTGCTTGCAGTATCGTGAACTGCTTGTAAGTTTTTAACAAGTACAGTTGCATCTGCTGGACACGTCAAAACTGTTGTAACGTTTGTTGTAGTTAAATCAAATGTTTCGCTTTTGTATCTAATTGTCATGATATAAACCAGTTAAAAGTATCTTGTTCATTTTTTAATTCTTGTTGATAAGAAGTGTTTAACTTATCTTGCATCGTTCGTAAAGACTGTGCTACTTGTCTTTGGTTTTCTTGAGTATAAGCAGGGGTAGGTTCGGGTATAACAATATCTACTCTGGCCATTATCTCATTCCATCTGGTTGAACATCTACTCTAAAAGTTCCATATCTCCAATTTTGGTCTGTAGAAGTATTTGCTATTTTAACACTAGCAAACCTAGATCTCGCTCTTGTGTCTACCTTTTGTGTTGATCCGGTGACCGTGAATGGTCCTAAAGGAGAAGATGTTTCTGTATCACTAGGGAAGTCTCTAAGTAAAATAGTTACTTGGGCATCACCCTGTATAAGTTTAAAATCTGGAATAAACCTTCTCATACTCATAAACATTTGTGCTTCACCCTCAACGGCTAAACTAAAGTCCCCTGATTCAATAAAAGCTGCAATAGCTGTTTTGTTTCCTGCAGTATCTACCTGATCTGTTCCAACTTCGTGAGCATAATAAATAGTCCCACCATTTAAATTTGTTACACCTTGTATTAAAGGGAAAGTTGGTGTTGTTGTTGAATTAAATTCAGTTGCATAAGGAACATCGTATAAATTGGCATCTGTCCAGGTAGTTCTTGATAAAGAACCTGTTGTCCATGTTCCACTTTGATAATTAAAAGTAACGCATCTATCATTAAAATCTGAACCTGCTTTAGGATAAAACCAAGTAAGTTCTTCATATAAATGATTAAGTCCTACGTATACTGATTCACCGTTTTGATAATTAACCCCAAGGTTATCTCCTTTACTTGTAAATACAAAGTCTTCAACTTGGCATGGTAAAGATTTAACGGTACCATCGTATACAAAGAATCCACCAGATTCCCCCATCCAATATACAGCTCCATTTACATATTTTATAGAGTGTTGTCCAATAGCTCCACAATTAGAACCTACTTGTCTTATTGAGAAAGTAAATGGAGGTCCTACAAATTGGATAACATAAGCAGAATTATCTGTAAGAACTAAGGTATAATCTTTACCTTTTACAGCTCCTACTATTTTCGTACCTGCATCTATTCTAAATGTACCTGCCGTGTTTACTGAAGTTGGTGTGTAATCACTTATATTTTCTTGATCAGAAAATCTTATAAACATTTTATCTTGTGTGCCACCACTTCCAATTGTAGTTTCAGTTCCTAACATTAATAAATGCCTGTCTCTATCTGATACAAGAGACATAACTGATTTTTCTGGTGCACCACTTACAACAGTTGCTCTAGTAGTTAATGCATTGGGATTTGAGTTTATCGGATTCCACTCAAATGTTTTACCATTTTTAATAGTAGCTATTAATTTTTCTCCAAAATTATCTAAAGACCAAGATGCAGGATCAATTGTCAAAGTCGAAGCTAAAGAAGCTTGTCCCCAACCAGTGTAGTATTCAACACCAGACCCAGATGCATGTGCAGATCTTGTACCTGCAGTTGCTCTAGTAATTCCTGTAAGATCATTTGTAGATATACCAGTGTAGGAAATAAATTCTGCGCCAACTTTTATTGTTCCAGAAGTTGGAAACCCAGTTGTTGATGCAAGTGTAATAGAAGTTCCAGACCCCCCAGTACCTGCAGTGTCATCTAATAAAGCTCCGTTTAAAGTTCCAAATACTTGTTGACCTCCACCCCATAGTCCTGTTCCCCAACCAAAACCATAAGTAAAACCTAGAGCACCTGCACTAATGTACGGATTGACAGTTGCAGATCCGCTTCCGTTGACCGTGGTTCCTGCTGCGCTTGCCATTGTAATAGTAAACGAATCACTGTCTGGAACAGTGACTACTTGAAAAGTATTTGTTTCAAAATTTGCAGCAGTATATCCCGCACCTACTGGAGGTGTTACTGAAGTAAATGTAAATAGATCTCCAGGTTGTAATGTATGTGCTGGTTTGTTTACCGTAACGGTAGCTGAAGTATTTACAGTATCGAACGTACAACCAGTTATAGCTGTGCCTAAAGGTGTTATATCATAAAAAGCACCTTCATAATAAATAATTAAAACTTTGTTTGTGCCTATGGCTGCATATCTTCGACCATCTAAATCAGCCCATATAAACTGTTCTCTTGCTGCACCTACTAAAGATGAATTAACAAGTTGTTCCCAACCACCTATCTTTTCAGGTAAACCATACCTAAACCTTACAAAGTCGCCATCAGTCCACTGACCTTGAGCGCCTGTTTCAGTTACCTGTTTATTAAATCCTGGTGCTATTTGTACTTTTGTTAGAGGCATAGCGTATTATACCATTTAAATTTATTCCTATCTAGATGCTTCGTTATTAGGTTTTTCTAATTCTTCTTTACTAATTTGGCCATGTTCTTTACTATCTCCATATTTTTCAGACATTTCTTTGATTATTTCTAATAAAGCTATTTGAAATTTAAATACAGTAAATTTATCTAATCTAAAATAGCCTCTAAATATAATTAAAAATATTTCTTTCAATGTAAAATTTAATTCTAAATGTTTTTCTTTAAATTTAAATTTCATACTAAGTTGTAAGCCATGACGTTAATAAATATTTATCTTCTTTTAATGGAGGATTGCCTCTATGAACATAAGGGTAATAAGCAGGGAATATACAAATTCTTCCTTCTTTAGGTTCTATTCTTTTTTGCTGTAATAAAAATTCTGTTTCTCCTCCTTCTGTAATATCATTCAAATATATTGAGTACACCAAAGCTCTAGGGCAAAGTTTTGAAAAATCCTTTTCAACATGCCAAACATGGTATCCTTGTTTTGGAGAAGTTTTTTGAACTTTCAAACCAGTAAAATGTATATTTTCTATACCACAAAATTTCATAAAACCAGTTCCTTTTTCATAATAATCTAAAGCCTCTGTAATTATTTTACAAACTAAATCGTTAGTCTCATTCCAATTATTATTAAAATAATACATTACAGAAGTATCATCTTTCATTCCTTTAGAAACCTTCTCGCCATCTTGTCTATTAAATGCTAAATTTTTTTTAGCATCTGATTCAAAATTTTTTATTAATTGTTTACATAATTCTGGATCTACAAAATTATCAAAAGTTCCAATACTATCTTTAAATTTAACTATTTTTTGCATTATTTTTCCGGGTTCGTTTTATTATCTCTTTTATCATATTTAAAATCTTTATAGGGACCATTTTTATCTACGTAATGTAAAAATGATTGTATATGATAATCTCCTTCAAAATTATCTCTCCAATGTTCTAACTCACATCCTAAATAAATTAATGCGTCTCCTGGAGACATTTCTATAGGTTTGTCCTCTATATAGATAGGCCAAGGAGTTCCATCGCTTTCCCACATTACTGTTACGGATATTTCACAAGATGCGCGATCTGTGTGTTTTTTAAGTTCAGAATTAAATGTATAAATTCTAAAAAAAGAATAAGTTGGATATAATTCCAACTTAGTTTCTTGTTCCATTTTTTTTAATTTTCTCATCATTATAGTCTCTGTAAAATTATCTCCGAAAAAAAAACTATCTGCATTAATTGTTTTATGCTCTGGTGGATCAAAATTACTATAATTTTTTTTGTGTTTTAAATTCATGTAATGACAACCTATTTCTAATTCTTCTTTAGACAGAAAATCTTTTATTAATTTATATTTAAAATCTTTTATTGTGCCCATGATACGATTGAATATCTAATTCCTCTTTTAATAGGTTCGACTGCGTGTGGATATAAAAAATTACTTGGCCATATTATTAATCGTCCTAGTGCGGGTTTTACTTCTTTCATTAATTTTCCACAAGGATAAAAAAATTTAAGTTCTCCTCCTTCGTATTCATTATTTAATAATAATATTGCAGAAAGTGTTCTAGGGACAGCTCTAGAGTGGTCTACATGAGTAACATATTTTCCTCCCTCATAGTATCTAAGAATACTTATATCATCTATACCATTAACAATGAATTCGTTTTTCAAAGGAAATTTTTCCTTGCTATAATTCATAAAATTTTCTTTTAACAAAAAGTGTAAAAAATTAGCCCAATGAATTTTTGTTTTACTTTTATCTTCCCAATTTAATAAATTTAAAAGTTCAACATTTCTTATATCTTTTTCAATATCTCCGTACCCTACTTTTCCTGGCTCAAATGAAGAAGATTTATTACACCATTTAATTATAGAAGAAATCATTTCTGGTTGTATGGTATTATCTTTAATACTTATGTATTTCTCTAAATCCATAAGAAAGATTAATATAGTAAAATTATTTTTAATACAAATGATTAATTTTAAATTATATCAAAAGTAAAAACTTGAGGGCATCCTGGAAGATTGTAAACGTATTCTATTCTATTTTCATCATCGGTCCATGAAGTTTTTTGACTAACATCTACTGATTCTAAAAAATTAATTAAACCTTGTTCATCTGAACTATTTTCAAGACTAGATCCTAATTGATTTTTTATGTTGGTTATTAAATTATCAATAGTCATTTGTAATTCAGCTTGAGCAGCACTTGAGTCTGTAATTTCCAAAGACGCATCTCCAGCTTCAGCTAATTGCTCCGCTGTCATTCCTCCACGACCAAATACATACGTTGTAAGAACTAAATCATTATTAACTAAAGTTGGTATAAGATTTCCTATAGCAACATCCTTAAAATCTGAATCAGAAATTTCCTTAGAAATAGAATTAATTTCCTGCAAAGCTTTATTTTTTTTATCTTCTGTAGAAGCTAATCTAAAAAAAACATTATCTTTAAAAATTATATATTTCATATTTTATTCCTATGCGTTATCAAATATTATTAAAGCACCTGCTGAACCAGCAACACCTGGGGTACTAGGACCAGCATTATTTGTACCCGCGTTACCATAGTTTGAATTTGCAGACATATAAACAAAGTTAGCTTTACTTGTTGTATTAAAACTAGACGTACCACTAGCAACAGAACCTGCAGCCCCTGGGTTTCCACCGTTCCATTGACCACCACCACCGCCACCGTTAATTGAAAATAAATTAGTTACGGATGTAGATCCTCCTGCACTTCCAGCATTACCAAATGGGTTTCCACCACCGCCACCACTTCCAACTGCAAAGGGTTGTGAAAAAGGAGGTGTTAAAGTACCTGTAAATACACCTAGTAGACCAGCTCCTCCTGCAAATCCTCCTCCGTGGCCTTTCGCACCACTACCACCACCACCAGAAACAGCGTATGCTAAATATTGAGTTCCGTTTGAAGCGTATGTTCCGTTTCCAGAACCTGTTTGAAATGTTTTAGGAGTTAGTCCTCCTCCTCCGCTTGATCCATCTGCTGCAGAAGTAATTCTCCCCTGTGCATCAACTGTAATATCGGCAGTAGTATACGAACCTGCAGTAACAGCAGTGTCCGCAATCTTGGCTGCAGTTACAGCATCGTCTGCAATTTTTGCAGTGCTTACTGCTGAGTCTGCAATAGCAGCAGTGCCAACAGCACCGTCTGCAATACCAGCAGCGACAACTGCATCGTCTGCAATTTTTGCTGAAGTCACAGCATCATCTGCAATTTTTGCAGTAGTAACCGCGCTGTCAGCAATTTGTGCCGCAGCAACTGTACCACCTAAAGTATCTAATGAAATTTCATTTAAGTTTGTTCCATCAGAATATGCTGCGTAAATTTTAGCAGCATCTAAAGTAAATCCTGTTCCTGATGCAGTTTTAATTGTAAGGTTTGTAGGATTGGTTAAACCTGTTGCATCAAATATATAAAATTTTTCTATTGAATCTGGGATAGTACAAACTGTGCTAGCAGCAATAGTTGCAGAAGCAAATTTAATTACCATGTTTCTTGCGTTAGATAATGCACCATCTGACATTACAAGTGCTAAAGTACCACCACTTGAAAGTGTTACTTGTTCGAAACCAGCGATAGCTTGTTGAATTACATTTAAGTTTGTGTTTGTTTTATCTCCCCATGTACCAGCGTTTTCGCCAGTCACCATTAGTTCGAGTTTTAAATCTGTAGAATAACTAGATGTCATAAATTTTTATCTCCTAAATAATTACAATTTTACCTTATTTAAGCAGCTCGATCAACCTCAGTCCAATTATTATTTACTCCTGGGTTTATTTCAGCCCATGCAGTTACATTGGTACTGCCTACAGATATAGTCATTTGTATGCCTGTAACATCTAAATTAGATTGACCAGTAGCAGTTACTGATCCTATAGAACTAGCTAATTGTAACCCTCCTACCCCTATTATTTGACCTGGTATATCAGCATGTTGGCCAAGAGTCATTGTCAACTGTTGTCCAGTAACCGATTCATTAGTTGATTGAATTAGGGTTATAGAACCCAAAGTCATTGTAGCTTGGATACCTGTAACATCTACTGGAGTTTTAAGACCTCCTGTAGTATTTCCTTGAGACATCGTAGCTTGAATACCAGTGACACTTACATTCGCATCTGCAGACACTGTAGATGCTGAGGTTAAAGCATCAAGTTGATCTTCTGATGCTAGTACAAATATATCTTGATCAATTTGAATTGAAAAAGATGGATGAGAGAAAGAAGCAGTTAGTTGTTGTCCAGTGACA